TGACAAACAAGTGTTCAGAGAAAAGGTTATAACATATGTCGCTCTTACAGTGGTTCTTACTATTGGTATTGGTGTTCTGGGTGGGTTTGTATACGGTCTTATGGGGCTTGACAGAGGATGGTTCTCCTAATTGTGTAAGAAAAGACGGTGGACAGTATACGTTTGAGTGGCTTTGTGCAGACAAGTATGGTATAATAACTTTAGCACAATCTGACAACATTAAGAACTGCTACACCTGCTTCCTCAAGAAGTTCAGCGATTGGACTTGGGAGCAAGAGAAGAGAAAAGGCATACGTGAAGACCCAAAGTATATCACATGCCGTAGATACAAAAGAGTACAAGCAAGGAGTGGACAGCAAGTGTGTTTATACAAAGGGGCAAACGATACATATACGCTAGTGGTTGAAGGGAACTGCCCCAATGAGTATCGTTGCAAATATGACCCTAATGGTCAGCCACCCAACATAGATAGTGTTTTAGATTCAATGAATAAGAAGTTTAAGTAATATGGAAATAGAACCAGTAATGTTTTGGAATTTAATATTGACGCTTGTCATAGCTCCTGCGTTGTGGACATTCCGTAGCATGATGCTAGAGGTAAAGAGACTAGACATATTACTAAATAAGACAAGAGAGGAGTATGCATCAAGGTCAGAGGTAAAGCAGGAGATGCACGGAGTGATGGAAGCGTTACATAGACTAGAAGATAAGTTAGATAGAGTTTTAAGTAGAGATAAATAATGATAGAACAACAGAACGTACCAACCGTTGAAAAGAAGACAAATATGAGGCGGTTTGCAGGATTTACACCACAGCAGATAAGTAAACTTCTTGAGGGAAAAGGACTAAGAGCAAACACTCGTGA